AACCACCCGAAGGTGGTTAAGTAGTGTTAGTTAATTAGTCTGGCATAGCAGACCAATGAGTTAAGACTTCATCTACATCCAAGTAATCTTCAATTTCTGCAGAGTTTAAATTGCTTAACCAAGTACGTTTCCAAACCGTCTCATCCTCTGGAACATCCTCTAAGTCTAAATATGCAGAATAGATATTATTCAAACTTGTCTTAACTAAAACAGCATCATCACTCATGGGAAGCTGGTCTTTTTTTATCTCTATCCACTTAATCATTTCATACCTCTGGAATTACTGGTTCAGGATAGCAACGGCAGTTAGGTAAACATCCAGCATGACCAGTAAGTTTGTCAAGAGTTGGTGGTTTATTCCAACACACAAACTTCCCTCTCATTCCCTCATGACTTGGCCTTACATCGCCGTCTTCACTTGTGCGCCATATATACCCCTCAGACCCCAAATTCTCAGCTCTGGCTTGAGTGAAAACACAAGATGCTCGACTTACTTCAGTTCTGGCAATTGTGTTTGCTCTAGATCGAGTCACTCGGCCTGTGGCCATGATCAATCCGGCAATCTCACTTGAACGGTTACCCTCAATTAGCGATCGAGTGGATAGGTCATGGATGCGTTGAGCAGCATCAAGTGGCAAAGACTTAATAAGTCGCACTTGATCATTTAAGAGTTGTTGGTATACGACACCAGTATCAGTATTGCGGATCTGCTCTCTAACACCCCTTGAAAGATCATTTGCATAGATGAGCCATGTCTTCTCATCACGTAACGCAACATCGGTAATGATTCGCCCTGCAGCATTTTGCGCCCAATGATGGAGGGTGTTGGCATAATCATTTAATGAAGCCACCATCAAAGGGTATGTACTAGGATCATTTACATCGAAGCCCTTAACAATAGTATCGACATAACCAGCAATCTTTCTAAGCTGCTGGCTGTATCGTATCTCTGTCTTTCTCGCCAGGTTCGGTGTTATCCGATTTATTTGGCTCTTCATCGTCTACCTCACCTGGTGGCGGCGGATCTTCGCCATCCGCATCTTTGATTTCCTCATCTGTGATATGCGAGAAAACACCCGTAACTTCACTTGATTGGCGCAATTCTTTTAATGCAGTTGAACGCTTGATAAGTCCTGATTCTTCTGCAGCAAGTACAGCATCAGTTACGCCTTTGGCTACGTTTGCTTTTTTCTCATCATCCAATTGCCACAGAGATGCGAATTTAAAGCTAAATGAATCAGGTAAAGGTTTACCAAGGACAGACATATGCAGAACGGCGTAGAGAACCTGTAAAGGAGTTCTTAAACGCCCTTCTTGCTGCTGGTTGATGTTGTCGTAATAATTTGCGAGATCAGACTCACCAGTTGAATTTAAGCCTGCTGGTGACTGGCCAAATAATCGTACAAGCGGGATACCAGTTGCACCTGAAATCTGTTGGCCAAATTGCAGCAATAAATTATCTAAGCCGGTAAAACTATATTGATGGGTCTCAAAAGCATCATCAGCATCCATGAGGGTCATCCCCTCATTTGATTGCCACATGCGTATCTCTTGGATCTGTTTAACTAATGCATCGTAGAACTTGCCGCCTGCTGCAATAATCTCTCGCAACTTCTTAACTTTATAAGTCCTTAAATGCGCCTTATAAACTAATTGGCCAGCGCCTAAAGTTGCACTATCGAAAATCGTTAAGCGATCTTCTAGGCGCTCAATAACAGATTGCCCCCAGAGATTTTCAGTAATTGATTGCCAATATGGAAGCTCAACACCATCCATGCGTATTACACGAGAATAGTGAATACGTTGATTGCAAAGACCTACAGAATCCGTAATGACATCGTAATACTTTGGCTTACCATAATCAGGCCCCATCTCAGTGACCAAATCTTCTAAAGTAGGCTGAACCATCCAGCGGTCTAGAACCAGTAACCCCTTAAATTGACCTTTACCAATAGTAGAGGGATTTAAAGGCGTGGATACGTTTTGCCCATCAATCATCATGACTGCTAAAGAACCGCCGTAGAGTCGAGACCACTTAATATTTTTATTAAGCTTATCCCATACCTGCAATCGATCCATTTCTTGGTCGATCATCTCAGAATCTTTAGGAGTTGATAGTCCATTTAATTTGACACCTTTACGTGTCATATCATCTGCGACAACATCAATGACCTGACCAACCACCCAAGAGGAGCGATACATTGCCTCAAGTTTTAAGCGCTGACGGCTTAAAAAATTAAAGCCATAACCAGATTGGTCATGTTGATTTCCAGAACCTAAGCCAACGCGAGCTGCAAAGTTCTGGAATGAATCTTTTGTAAATTTAATTAAGCCCATAACTTTCTCTTTATAGCTTGCCCCAGATGCTCAATTCTGAAATTTGCGGATTAAAGCAAATCATCACGCTATCAGCTCGGTTCGGTGAAGCTGTACCATCAGGTTGTTTGTTGACTAGAATTTTCCCAACACCATTTTTTGTGTAGGTTGGCTGGGATAGCTCAGTTGTGAGCAATGCCAATTCCTTGGCATCAATATCTTCGGTTGATAATGAAATGATCATGTCGGGATCATAATCACGGCCTTCGATAGCTCTAAAAGTTTCTTGAAAGCGCAAACGCAAAGACCACCAAGACTGGGCTTTAAGATTTGCGAAAAAGTCTTTATTAAGACGCTTCTCAACCATTTCCCCCTCAGGGTCATAAACCGAACCAGAACCACGGAAGGATTCGACATTTACTTCCGGTAAGCCCAGTTCACGGCGCTTTTCATTAATTACCCTGGCATCACCACGACACCCGGCACCGAGACCATCAGCATCGTAAAACAACGTATCTATAGATTGATCAAAGCAAAGATCCATAGCTTTTTGAGTAGTTCCAAAAATGTCATCGCCTTTACCTGACCATGTGGCCAAGTACTTCATGACAACACCGTGGCGTGATGCAAAAGAGTTTTTATCCTTACCTTCATCGGCAACATCTAAGCCGCCGATACGATCACCAGTAGGCTCAATTAGAAGCTTTTTGTGCGCATCTAATGATGCTTGAATCCAAGCGCTAGGAATCAAGACACCCTCAACTGAAGCGGCATAGTTAATATCAACTTCTTGGGCTAGAACGACATCGTCCAGTGTTGCAAGCTGCTTTTCGTACCATGGGTAAATAACTTTGCCGTTATACGTAACAGTCCAGTTCTTATCCGGATTAGCTCGCCAAGGCATAGTAAAGACAGCGTAACGGCCGCTGAATCTATCCTGGTGAAATCGGTCGCCGATACCGTTTGGTGTGGATCCCTTGATATGAACGTTCGTGTTTTGCGAGATAGCAGCATCTACAGCTTCTTGCCGCTCTACGAATGCCCATTCGTCCAAAAAGTACATCGTGGTACGACCACCACGGCCAATATTGTCACCAGCTTCACCGGTAATGGTTGCGCCGTTATCCGGGTTAATGATGCGCATATAGTTATCATGCACTTTCTCGACAAAGCCTTTAGGCTTCAACCAATTGGGCATTTTGCTGAACATATCGCGGAATTTATGAAATAGGGTTTTAGGGTCCCCCTTTTTATCTACAAGCTCTTCCTTACGGCTACCCACACCACCCGCAAAACCTTCAACGAATAACCAGCGATGTAAAAAGAACCCTAATACAACATAGCTCATCCCTTCATCACGCGACTTTTCAATTAGACCGTGTGTTTGGGTGCTTTCACGTTCCTCTAGCCACGCCACAAGCTCAACTTGTTTAGGCCGTAATACAAACGGAATATTTGCTGGCAATCCAAATGCCATACCGCGCGGGTCGTATGTCCAGATCCAATTGTTAAACCAATGAATAGGATCCTTACTACACTTATATAACTCTGCCTGAATGCTAAGTTCGTTTTGCTCAATAGCTGCCTTGTAGTAGTAACGCCGTGTCATCTCAGCCATTACTTCAGGCAAGCGTACGTTAATAGTCCACTCTTTAATTAAAGGGGCTATTTCATCTAATGCGTATGTCATAGCTTTCCATTAATCACTAAGCGTGAAAGCTCAGCCGGTGTGAGTTTTGCAAGCTCCTCAGGTTTATATGCTGGCGTAGGTGGCAATTGGGTATTTTCTGTTTTAATCGCACCGCCGCCTGCTCCGGTAATTTCTAATCGTTTCTCGTAAAAGCCTTTCACAATCTTTTGCATTTGGTCCACGATCTTAATGGTCATGGTCACGTTATTCTTTTTGGCGAAAAGTAAATCACTCAAGATTTTTAACTGAACAATGTCATTAGCCCCGCTAATGTTATGAATTGGCTGTTTGAGATATTCCTCTCGCGTAGTCTCAAAAACTTCCTTGAACTCTTTCCTTAAGTCACGCCCGGCAACCTTGGTCGGGTCGTATGCTTCCACTTGCTGCGGTGACACAATAATGTTGAAAGTTTCCTTGATGGCCTTAACAACTTCTGTAGGTGTCATGAATTGCGCAAGTGACCGAACTATAAAGAGTTGCTCGGCTTTTTTTAGCTTCGCCATAATTCAAAATCCATCAAGGCTCATCAAGGAAACAAGTCAAAAAAAATGAGCCAAACGGCTCAACTAATTAGGCAAGTTCCACAGCACTTGGAAATATTTACATCTGATACAAACGGCGCTTGCTTCGCCACTTCAATAAGTCGCTTCACGTTCTCGTCTGCTCCCCATCGTTTAACTACGCCCACAAACTCTTCAACGTCATGGCCAGCCAAATAGTGTTTTGGTAAACCTGTCATATCGCTATAAAGTGGCTCGCCATCTTCGTCACGCTCAACGCCGATGTGATAAAGCTCATGTTCGATTAAAGCGCAAAAGTCTCTGTCCGTAGATTGCTCACAAAAGCTTGCGTCAATAGTTATTAGATAAACTGGTATATATCCGAACCAATCACGCATTTGTTGTTCCTGGCGAGCCTTGCGCCAACCACCAACGTTAAACATGACTTTCTCGCACTGGCCAGAAACCATCTGTTTTTTAACGGTACAAGCTTGAGATGCCCACGCAAATGCAAGAAAGCCCTCATTCTCATGTATGAGCTCAGCAATATGGTCATGGTCTGGATTGTAGAGTTCACCTTCAATGGTTAAATAATTTTTAATAACCCAATCCATCAGATCTGGAGCTGGTGTTAATCGTGTAGCTTCTTCATCATCTGCCCGATCAATAAAATCAGTCGGTGGAAATGGTCTGATCTGTTCCATTCTCTATTCTCGCTAATCTTTCTTTGATCAAGTTAATTACATGGCCAGATAAAACTACATCTGGATGGAAACGCTCAATCCTATATCCCAACTCTTCAGCCTGGTCGTATCGATCAAGACTCCATGCTTTATTAGCCAACTTGCCACCACGTCCACCAGACCATGGCCCGCCCTCAATCTCAATCAACAAGCGCAACTTCACAATATGGAAATCAAAGCGCCAATGCTTGGTATGGATGGGTTGAAACTTACTTTCATAGCCAATAGCAAGATCCGTTAATTCTTCTTTTAGAGTTGCTTCAGCTTCTAAATAGTTTTGTTTGGCTTTCGGCAGCGGTGTGCATTTTGGTTTCGATTTCTGTGGGCGCTTTCCTGTGAGTTTGAAATACTTACTGGCTTCCATATAAAAACCCTTACATCACGGCGACCTTTCAACCAAATCAACTTTTCAATGGCTAAAAAAAATCGCTCATCTAAGTGAGCGATTTCTTGATCTGTCAGGCCTTTGGTTGTGCAACTGCCTATATGCTTTAAATCTTGCTCGGTCTCCCGAATCTCATCATCGATATTGTGAAGCATGACACCTCCAAATAGGCAGTAAAAACCCACCAATTGGTGGGCTCAATATTTCAGTATCTAAAATCAAGAAAGGTATTTGTATTTTTCAGCTAGATGCTTACCAGCGATTTCTGTTGCTTCCATATATGGCAATTCAGCACAAAGCCAAAACCGATATGTACTTTCACCAACAATGTAGCTCTGGCGGTTGTAGGTTGATTGCTTACTAGGATCTATTTCACTGGCTTCAAAGAATGTACCTTCACGGTTATTTACAACTTCACCGTCTAAATCACCGCCAATACAAATATACATTGAGCTAATCCATAAAATTATGAATGGCAGCTTAACACATAAAGTAAAAAGCCCCGCCAATAATCGATATTTAGCGGGGCCAGTTTGTGCCGTAATACGTTCGGCAAATTAAAAATTTAAATCCGAAGTAAAGTTTATACTTCTTATTAAATGGATAAATTGGTTGTATTCTTCTTCACTATCGAACGGAAATTCTACTTGTGAACCATCCGAGAAATTAACCAATACGGAGCTAAGCTCTATACTAGATTCTATTTTGACTATTTGATCAAGATTATAATGACATGTTCCAACTTGATAGAATTTAGGCAGGTTACCCATTTCTTATTCCTGTTTAATTTTATTTAGAAAATTATAGGGCCTAATCATAAAATTTCATAATTCATTCAAAACAAAAAAGCCCACCTTTTGGCGAGCTATTTAAATTTTGTCTGGCGATCTATGTATAAAGCGCCCATTTTAGAAATACTTATACTTAACCGTTCTGTCTAAGTCAAGCTAATGATTTTTCTTCTGGTTCAAAATGAAACGATCTAGCCAGGCTAGTTCTAATACTGTTTTCCCAATTTTCAATACATGCCTCAGCAATTAATTCATATGGTTCATATCGCTCAGAATAACCTGACTTAGAAACTTTTAATTTTGCGATCGTGATTTTTTCATGCAATGTATAAGGGCGCTTTCCTGTTCCTAAGCACTTTTCACAAAACTTAGATCCTTCTGGATATCCTATAGCATTAAACAATTCCAATTTACCCAACCCTTGGCAATGCCCACACATTGCCTTAGTAAATAGTCTTCCACGTAAAACAACCTCTGCTATTCCTTTGGCTACATTAGATAAATCGCCTTGGCAATTATTCGGTTTGAAATTCTTTTTAATCATTTCTCGGTGGATCTTCTCAGCCAAAAAGTTTCTAACACGGAAAAAATCAGCAGAATTAATCTCACCTTTTTTGATTTCTACTTTGCCTGGTATCTCATCAATACGTTTTTTTAATTCTTGCCCGTTAATTATCCTGGTCTCATAAATTTTCTTTGATTCAGTCACCTCTGCAATACGTTCAAAATCAACTCGCTCCAGTAAAAGCTCTGCCCATTTTTTTGCACCTCCAGGTAATAATGCAATTTCCCCCAATACAACATGTTTAGTAATTTTCCCCTTACCTTCGCTTTGAGCAATAGCAAGGCGAAGTAACTCAATAAAATCAAACTTTTCAACTAACATAATCGCCTTCCTATTTACCCTTTACCATGATTAAAAAACAACTTCAAAAAACCTTCTTCACATCAAAACTTTGCAAATCGGCCAAATACAAGCATTGCTGCATCTCGTGCATGTTCATTTGTACGCTTAGCCCACCCTGTAAGTTTTAAAAAATACTTTGCATCAGTTTTGGTTTTGTTTGCTGCTGGGTGAATCATCTTGTAATTCAGACCTTGTTCTTTGCACCAATCTTCCCAGATCTGAGCATCACGCTTAACTGAACCAATCCCCTCACGTACGCCTGCACCACTTCGAGCTTGTCGTGCATCAGCATTGCCGAACCATGTTCGCAAACGAGCATCTTCGATATACAACATGATGTTTGCCTTGCCATGCACATCAACAAGCTCTAATACTTTGCTCATAGCTTGAGTAATTGTGAGAGAGCCCACATCTTGTAGCTCACCACCTTTCCCCTGATCAATGGCTACTGCAAAACCTGTATGCACGCCAGTATCAACACCAATTAAAATTTTGCTCATGAATTACCACCTTTCTTCGCTTCTTCAACTGCCTTTTCTAATCGTAGTAATTCGTTGTAATCAGTATTAGACAGGCCACTACGGTTGTATCTGCTTCTTAATTTTTCACTACGAGCAATTGCTTCAGCTAAATCGAATTTCTCTTGTGTGCTCATGCTGCTACTCCTTTTGATGGAGTTTTAAAACCCATCTCGATCAAATACGGAATGAATGGTTTTTGTTGCTCAGGATCTACCAGCTTTTGGGCCATACGCTTACCAGCATCCATCCAAGATTCCCCGGTATAACAAAATGAATCTTTGAAATCAGGATGGTTTACAAGTAGTCGAGCAAACATAAAAAGCTGTTTTTCAGATGCGAAGGTAATCACATCAGGGAGTTGGTTTTCAGATTGTGCTTGTTGGCCACTAGTGTTTTTGTTTTCAAAAGAACGAGGTGCCGGTGTTTTCATCTTTGCGTATTTAGCGCGAGCTTTAAGCATCCACTCTGCAAAAAATTTAACCATGTAATCATCGGGGTGATTACGACCGTCATTAAAACCTTCAAATGCTTTTAACTCTCTTTCAAACCAAGACGCGTTAAAAATCTCATTGGTATCAATTGATGGATTGATAGAACAAATTTCTAATTTCAAATTTTCCAAAACAAACCACGTATTTTTTTTATTTTGATTAGTGTGTTTTGATAGTGTGTTTTGTGTGTTAAACGCTTTAACTAGTAAAGGTAAAACGCTTTTACTAGCAGGGGTTAAACCGTTTAACTGGCAAGGTTTATCTAGGTAGTTAAACGCTTTAACTAGCAAGTTTGAATGTTGAGGAAAATTTAAGCGTGGTTTTTTGCTTCTTCTGCCTCTGTTTGATTTTTTTGGAACAAGCTTCTGGTAGTTAAACGTTTTAACTAGCTGTCCATTAAATAATCTGAATGTCTGAACCAATACACCACTTTTACCAGGAAAATTAATTAAGGTCCCAACGTTATAATTATCGGTTAATGAAAATACATTTCCATGCTCAGATTTCTTATGTAGTTTGACTAGACCAACTTTTACAAGTTCAGAAGTGCATTTAACAACTGTAGGCCGACTTTTCCCTGATAACTTCTCTAATTGAGATATAGATAGTGCATCCTCCTCCTTATTCCAGCCACGTGTTTTACGGTTAATGATTAAATAGATCTTAACCGCAGGATCTGAAATCTTATTCATTGCTTCATCTACAAACGCATTTGTTACTTGAAATGAATTAGGTGTGTATTTACTCATGATGTAAGTACCTCATGGTTTTAATGCTTCTTGAGTTACTCACTTGAGTTCACCTTTCTCAATAATTTGAATGAAAGTACCTAGATATCGGATCCGTTTAGCTCTATAGAGACTCGAAATAATTACCCCTGCGTGATATAGATTTATGCCATGTACTCCATGTTCGTTTACCAGGGCTTCCATAAACTCATCACGTGTAGCTGCCGCTTGATTTTCATCATGGTTTCTACGTTTCAAATTTTGTTTACGCTCAGCAAGTAAACCAGACAAAGTTCTTAAAGCCGGTTCATGCCAAGACTGGTAACTTTGCTGGCGCTTTTGTTCTAAAAGTTTGTCTTTAGTTGATTGATTTGATAAATTAGTTTGCATATTCATTGGTTCCCAAATTGATGAATCGAAACCACACCTGTTCCAGCAGGTAGTGGTTTTTTATTTGAATAAAATTCGCATGTACTCAGGTGATGTAAATGCATGAGCCAAATACACTCTTGTTGCCTCTGCAATTGCTGGTGAGCAATACACATCATTTTCTGGCACAACTTTCAAACCAATGGCTGTCAACAATGAGCTAATAAACTCAACCTCAGTCAATCCATTTGATTTCTTGTCAGTTTTCATTCTAGAAAGGATGCTTGCATCCACTTTTACCTTCTCTGCTACTTGTCTTTGGTTACTTGCATTGAGTGCTTGCAATATGAGCGATTCGTTATTGCTAGCGCTTGCAGGCAATTCATCTAATAATTTGCTCATGGTTAGATTCCTAAGCGGTTAAAACTTTTGGGTCTGCTATAAGCTTTCCGTTTGATTTGACTTGCAAAAATGTCTGAGTTTTCGGTGGTATTCCGTTGTTCTCCCACTTCCAAAGAGTCACAGTCGAATATCCAGTTTTATTGGATAACTCTTTTTTATTTTTACAATCGTGATAATTCATTAAGTCACTAATATTCATGGTCACACCAAGTTAACTATAGTTAATAGTTGGAATTTACCATTTGTTAACCATAGTTTCAATACTGTGTATTAACATTAGTTAATGTTTTTGGAAATATTGTTATGTCTTTGCACCAACGCATTAAGCAAAAAATGGATGAGAAAAAGCTAAAAGCTGCGGACTTGGCACGAGCAACTAAAAAGTCACCTGTTGCTGCAAAAAAATGGCTTGATGGTGTAAGTATTCCAACTGCTGATAATTTAAAAGTTATTGCTAAGTTTTTAGATGTTTCTGATGATTGGTTATTGTATGGTGGTAAAGAAGAGCTAAAAATCGATAATAATGTCTCTAAGAAAGTAGCTACATTAGCTCCTGTACTTTCATGGGTTCAAGCAGGGCTTTTTACGAATGTTCAATCTGTGGACCTGTCCCAAGTTGAAGAGTGGCTTCCTCTTCCTGATGAATGTAGTAATTGTTTTTATTTGAAAGTTCAAGGTGTTAGTAATCAACCAGACTTTTTGGAGGGTGATTATATTCTTGTTGATCCAGATGTTTACTACAGTGATATGCAATCTGGCGATATGGTTGTAGTTCGAAGATTTGAAGATGCAACTTTTAAAAAACTTGTTATCGAGACAGATGGCTCGCGCTTTCTACAAGCACTAAACCCTAAATTTGAACCAAACATCATTCCTTTGGATGAGCATTGTCATTTTGTGGGCCAAGTAGTTGACTGCATGCGATATACATACAGAGCAAAAAGAAGGTCTAGACCAAGTTGACAATAGTTAATAAGTAAAGCTTTTTACTCAACCCACCACTACGGTGGGTTTTCTTTTGGTTAATAAAAATAACTTATGGTTAATAAAATAGATTAACTATTGTTAACTTTTCTATTGACTATAAAATTAACCATAGTTAATATTTATCTCACAGACAATAAAAAAGCACACCGACTCTCTGACCTTTCGATGTGCTTTTGCAACTTGCGAGATCAATTATGAATGTAAATGCAATTCCATTCAACCATATCAAAGTAACAGGTATTACAGCTCTAGTTTTGATTGCTGGTTTAGCTTCTTGTGAATATAAAACAGCACAATCTAGCTTTGCTAAAAATACCTACAACTTCACGCCGCAAACCAAGCCAAGCGATTACGGCGTTCAAACAGCAAAAATCACAGGTAAAACCTCAGGCATTGCCGTTATCAAGCTTGATGGCTTCCGCGTAAATGTTAGCTTTGATTTTGAAACTCATCCAGATAGCTACGGCGTACAAGGTTCAGAGTTTACGGCGGTAGATGTAACCCAGCTCACAATTAATGAAATCACTGATGTAAACGGAAAGTCTTACCGCGATTTCACTGATTATAACGATCACCGCAATATCAATGCCCTCCTTAAAGGCTTTATCGAAAGAAATCGTTTGGTGGAGGCTTAATCATGAAAAAGACATTTACCACGCCTTTTCGCAAATTCCTATTTAAGGACAAAAACGGCTTTTATCATGTTCGACTTGGGCCAAAAATTTACATGGCCAAGTTGTCTTTAGATTTTACACCTGACTTTGATAAAGAGTTTACAGGCGGTAAAAGAGCTCAACCATTCAACTGGTACAACGTACTTGTAAAAGATTCTTCAGAGAGTGAACCACGTTCGATTACTACGGAAGAATTATCACAAAAATGGTTCAAGCCTGAATTTAAAGGCGGCGTTAATTATCACCGCGCTATAGAACAAAAGAATCGTACTCAACCCCAAAGATACAGCGCAGAGCAACGTATCGCTTACAAAAACTCTCGTTATTAATTGGGTGACATCATGACTAATCAAAACAATGCATTACATAAAATTCAACAAGAGTTGAAAGCTCCAAAAAACAAAACCAATGATTTTGGCAAATATAAATACCGAAACTGTGAAGACATTCTAGAAGCAGTTAAGCCACACCTAAATGAATTAGGTGCAACGCTGGTTCTTACGGATGAAGTTCAGCAAGTTGGCTCAGTTGTCGTTATTACAGCAAAAGCAGTCTTTACTGATGCTAACGGCAAAGAAATTACTGTAACGGCTCATGCTGGCGTTGACGTTAATAAAAAAGGTATGGATGTTGCGCAAACCTTTGGTGCTTCAAGCTCCTACGCTCGCAAATATGCATTAAATGGCTTATTTCTAATTGATGATACTAAGGACTATGACACCAACGAATATCATCAACAATTGAATCAAGCGTCAAATAATCAAAACAATCGGAATAACACTAATCCAGGTCAGCAAACCAACCAGGGTAAACAAGCGAATAACGCTAATAATGCTCAGTCATTGGCACAGCGTTATACCAATGCACTTACTAGCATTAAAAATGCCAAATATCCGTCAACCCTGGATAAAGCAATAGCAACCTTTGCAAATTCTCAATACGCCGCTGGCATCGTTAACGCATGTCGTGCACGTGCAGATCAAATGGGCTGGGTAGTTAATTCTATTCCACAGCAACAAAACCAAACTCAACAACTCCACCATTAATTAAAGGCAGGAAATAGACATGACTAATTTAATTTCAAATCAAGAAGCCTTTAATGCTTTGATGACTGGCAAAGTTGTTCTTTGCCGTCACATCGATGGTGAGTTTGATACTTTGGATCAGTTCCCTGCAACTGTATTTTCTCTTCCTGACTATGAATATTGTATTCAATTACCAAAAATTGAATTGGCTGGGATTACATTTACTCAACCACTCACCCTTGATGATGTTAAGCCAGATCAAGACATTTATCTTATTGAGCCAACTGGCAGTATTTATTGGTACAAATTCAATGAAACAGCAGCTCTCAAAACAGCAGTTTCAAATGGTTTTGCTCAAGCAGATATAGAAAATGCCCGGCTTCAATTAAAAGCATTTTGTGCTGCCATTGGTCGTGATGTAGATACAAGAGAAACACTTGTCGTACCTATCGGTGGTGCCGATAAACAAAAAACTGGTAAGAAAAAAACCACAAAAGCTGCATCAGCAAAACAGGTTGAGCAAACTAAGGCTAAGGATCCAACTCATGCTGAAGTGTTGGGATCCCCTTCTACAAACAACACAGCTTCCCAGCCTACAAGTAATTTACAACACCAAGTTTTATTGGACGCTTTGAAAATTGCTAATACAGAGCAAGAAGTCGAGAACATTTGCTCAGGTCTTGAAAAAGAAGGCTTTACTCAAGAGCAGTTAGATGAAATTGAGGTTGCTAAACAGACCCGTTTAACTGAGCTGGATTTCATTGAAATGGATGCTGCTGATACAACTACAGAGCAAGTATTTTCAGTTTTATATGATTCATTTATTAGCGAGATCGAATCTTGTAGCTCTGCTGAAGAACTACAAGCGGTTAAGCGGAAAATTGGTGCAAATGGGCATTTGGAAGATCAAGAACGTGACTATTTAATGAAAGTTATTCAAGAGACAACTTTCAGCGATAAACCGACATCGGCACCCAAAGCAGTCCTTATAAGTCTAATTGATCAGGCCAACACATTAGATGAGTTAGCCAAAGTTAATGACACTATTTTAGCAAGCTCAAAAAATCTTACTTCTGAAGATTTAAGTGAATTGAAAATTCAGAGCGAGCAACGTAAAGAACATCTTTCACAGCTTGATTTAATTGACTCTAATCCGAATTACCCTTCGTTCGCATACTCTGAAGAACTAGTAGACGAATTAGCATTTGATATAGATATGGCTGGAAGCGCTGAGGAAGTTAATGCAATCTTTGACCGCACTCGCCAATGGTCAGAAGCACAACGCAAACCTTTACTAGATGCTTCTTATAAACGCCTTAATGAGTTAAAAGGCAGACCACTAATTGAGCGAATCCATGCGGCACAAAACATAGATGTTTTACGTGCTTTATTCGCCGAGATCCACCTGCTTGAAAACGGGACTCAAAAGTATGAAGCAATGACAGCATACAAAAACCGTGAAGCTCAATTACCTGGCGCACCAATGGAGATTAGCCAATGAAATATCGCTATTCAACAATGACCCGCACTTTACTTGTGATTGGTGCTCACATGAATCATCAGTTCGACAACGTAAACCCTTCTGAAATTGAATATTGCTTAGTGAATGTAAAGCTAAAAGAAGCCACATGGAGAAAGTGAAAATGAGTACAGCAGCTGAACTTAAAAAGGCAAATGAAATGACTAATTTCACTAAATATAAAGCAAAAGTTTATGGAGCCTTGGCAAACGATACTTACGGCTTAACCGTTTCTCAATTGGCGACGGTTTGCAAGCTAAGCGCAAAAACTATTAAGCAAATATTGGCAGAACTTGATGTTGAGAAAAACGGCGATGTTTATTTATTAAAGATTAAACAGCCTATTCCCTCAACTCCACAGTTTCCAATTTATGATAATTGGCTGTCTAAAAATATGGCAACGCTTCGCCAGGCTACAGCTCATCTCAGTAAAAATGATGTTAATGACATTATTGAGGTTGCAGGGAGAATAATTTGGGAAGCTTCCAAAGCTCAGGTGCTGCCAAAACAAATCATCAATGAAATCCAGGCATGGGTAGCAAAGGAATCATTTATGTCTTACGAAGCTTTTGAGGGTCTGTTTGTTGTTGGGGCAAATGAACTTGCAGAATTTATTGAGCAATTGGTTAAAAGCGACTCGGGAGTTGGTGGATGAAAGAAGCGCTCTATGGAACAAATATATTATGGTTATTAGCTTTTTTAATTTTGGTTTTTTGGTGAGGTGACAGCATGAGATATCAAATTCAACCAACTGAACTGCCAGATGATTTAAATAGCAACTGGTTTCATCCTGATATAGAGCAACATGACACTATCAGTGAAAATTCAGAATTTTATACTAAGGAGCAATGGGCACAACTTCAAAAAAATCTAGGTGTAGAAATACTTATTGAGCGTTTGGATTATTGGGATATTCCAGAAATTCCTGATGCTGATTGTGCAGATTGGTCAAAATGGAAACCTCAAGCACCAACTTTAGATGTATTTCTAATTGCAGCATTTGATTCAGAGGATGGCCCTGTACTTTGGTGGGCTAATCCCAAAGCTGAAAGTATGGAGGGGTAAATGTTATTTACAGTTAATCAGACTATGCAAGTTACCGACTTATCAAAGTCTACAATATATAGAATGTTTGAAAGCGGTGAATTGAAAAAGGTAAAGCTGGGTGGCTCAACAAGAGTTGAGTTTCCAGAAATGTGGTTGGAAAAGTATAAAGAGAAAATTCAGGCCTTATTTAAATAAGGCCTTTATCTTATTTATGCGACAGCTCTTGCCTTTGCCTCATCTCTTAATCTATCTAGATAGTCGGCCCAAGCTTGCATCATCTCTGCACGTTCTTTTAAATATTTTGTACGGTTATACGCTCTACCATGCATATCTTTAACTTGATGCGCGAGTTGCTGTTCGATACGTTCGATCGGATAATGAAGTACTTCATCTAATAAAGTACGTGCTGTTGCCCGTAATCCATGACCCGTAGTTTCACCATTTGCAAATCCAAAATTTTTAAGCCTTTTATTTATAGTTGATTCACTAATAACTGGATTGCCCTTTTTCATTGAAGCAAAGACATACTTTGTACTTCCTGTTAATTTGTAGAGCTTTCTTAAATGCTCAACTACTTGCGTAGCTAAAGGAACTATATGTTCCAGTTGAGTCTTGTTTTGTGTCTTTGGTGGTGTGTATGCCCATAGGCCTTTGTCTAAATCTATATTTTCCCATTCCGCCCAACGCAGTTCACCTGGACGAACAAAAACATAAGGCAATATTAATGTGGCGAAGTAAACGATGATTGAGCCATTAATATTTGGTTCTGATAAATCTAAAAGCAGTTGCCCTAATCGCTCTTCATCAGTAATTGCTGCGTAGTGCTTAACTGTACCTGATTTTAAAATACCTGATATTTGATCAGCCACATTAAATTGGCAAAGTCCTAAAACGATTGCATACTTAAATACCTGACTGGCTTTAGAGCGCATTCTTTTTGCTGAATCATATTTACCTTGATTCTCGTACAATCTACATGCATCTAAAATTTGTAGAGCTGTGATTTCTGAAATTGGAATTGAACCAACACTTAAATAAAGTTTTTCCCAGATTGAATCGTTTCTCTGTTTAGTGCTTTCGGTGATTTCTTCAGTTAATCTAAATTCATCCGCTACCGCTGCAAAGGTTGAAACAAGATTTCTTTTTTTAACCTGTATATCTCGTTTTCGCTGTTCGACAGGATCAATATTTTGTGCAATTTGGCTTTTGAATTCCTCGCGCTTTTGTCTTGCAACTGCCAGAGATATTTCAGGATATGGGCCGATTGAGATGGTGTTGCGCTTCTTAATAATTGGCCGGGTATAATCGAATCGCCACGTTGTAGCCCCTTTTTTATCAATTAAAAGGTATAATCCACCACCATCAGAAAGTTTTTGAGTTTTTTTCTCAATATCTTTCTTATTTTTAGCGATTTCAGACTTAATTTTAGAGTCGGTTAAAGCGGGTACAATTTTAGGCATTTTTGAGTTTTACGGTAAGTTATACGGTATGATCCCACAAAGTGAACATTTTAATAGATCAAAATCATTAACTTATGTTTCATTTCGTGAGCGCGCCGGGCGCACCAATTTTTAGTTTCAGCAAGTATCAATTCTTACCGAAACCATTGATATCACTACTATAAAAAACTCTAATT